GTGCATCTCCCGAGCCTTTCGGCGTCTAAAAGATGCAAAAAGGCTCCCGTTGCGGCGTTTAAGCCGCTTCAACCCTTAAAAAGGGCTGAACCATCCTTCCTTTATGCGTAGGGGAAGGCTCCTACCAGCCCTCAGTAAGTGCTTCTCATCCTGATTTGGCAAGTCAGAATATTTAGAGAAGAACTTCATTAGGGCGCCCCATCCACTTAACTCATCGTTAGGCAGACGGCTCACTGCAACCCAACCTCTCACGAGGGGAATTTGCAAGTGAGGATGTACACGCTCCGGTTTAACCGGAGTGTATGCAAGGCGTCCTAATACGGGTGAAGAGGCCTCAACCACTGGGTACTTCCCTTTCAACAGGGGAGTAATCAGTGAATCGAGGTAGTCCACTGTTTCATCATAGTGCTCAAGGAACATCAAGTTCCTCAAGGCAACCGTGCGAACTATGGACTCACTCTTCTCGTCTGAGGACATTTGTCGCGAAGGAAGCACGCCGCGTACCTTGACGTAAGTAACGTCATAGCCACGGTAATACTCCTTACCGCAAGATTCTCTGAAATTTCCATTCCAGAAGGATTTTGCGCGATTAACCTTGAGTCCAAAAGACTCTAGTTCATCGGCGACAAGTTGGGCGAGGTCTGTGGGGACGATAATATCGTCACCATAGACACGAACCCTGCCGTGAAAGAGTTGCATTAACTCTTTCACGGTGGAGGACGGATACGCTTTCTGCAAAGCCACAAAGATTATGGTCGCAAAGACCATAGCCTCTACTGGAAAGCAGAGAGCGCTGCCCATAGACGCGTATTTGGCTAGACGTAAAACGCCATAACCATCTACATCAGCCTCCCTCGTTCTGCAACTGTCGATAATACCCGCTACAAGCGGATCATCAACAAACAGAGCGCGAGCTAGCTGGTTGGAAACAAGGTCGGATGCATCACTCAAATCGAGTGTTGCAAACGAGTCAACAGGTCTCCCTGTTGATCCCGCCTGAGCCATCTCCTGATTAGGGAGTTGACTTTTATATCCGATCAGGTCAGTCAGAAAATCATTCCTGGCAACGACCTCCTCTATCACACGACGAACACCCTGCTGTACATATTGTACAGCAGTTTGTTCCATCGCGATAATACGAGGTGTTTTCAGCGTTTTAGGAACTGCTATAACCTTAACGGGTTTGGCAGCTCCAAGCAGCTCATTGCCTGAGTCAAGCACATTATCTAAATATGCTCGCCAACTAGGAAGAAAGTATTCTCCAAAGGAAAAGTATTCTTCCAGTTGCTCAGGCCAGGCCAAGCTACTCCACTTGGAATTTCCAAGTAGATGATCGCTTGTTGACCCTGGTCCATGTCCTGGCTTTATCCGCTTGTCAAGGTATGCTGAACGTATACCACTGACAATAGGATGAAACAGGATGGAGCTTGTCCGCCGGAACAATTCCTTTTGGGAATTGGTCCGGGAACGGTCAAACTCACGGACATGAGATTCATTCTGAACATACCGAGTAAAAGCCTTTTGCACCCTTTGGGGTGTGCAAGGTAGCTCAATCTTCTTCGATAACCCAGTAATCTGGGCTATTGATTGGATTGCTCGGGCAGTCTTTCGACTGTCGCCTGTGTTCAGTATCTGTCCTCCCTTTGGATCGAAGACTTGTTCCATGAATCCTTGCAAGAACACAGGGATTCGCATGCCTCTACCTTTTTTGAAGGATGAGAACATGTTAGGAGACACACCTCCTTCGTCGAGGGCCCTATAAAGGTCATCTAGAAAGGAGGGTAGGGTAATCGTTAGAAACGACAACCCTTCATCTTCGACCCTAGACGTGATAGTATTACTATCGCGTTGGGTGTTTACGCCACAGCGAGTACCCGCATCAGCGAGTACTTTCTGTTGGAGAGTTACCAGGCTTTTCATACATACCCTTTCGAGGTTGTGTATCCGGTCTGGCTCCGCCTAAGGTGATCCCTCAATGGCGCCGATGAGAGCGACTAGCTCTCTTCGGCACTGCACTGACATAAGCCAGTGCACCCACCAGGGTGAGACCAACGAGCAGCATGAGCGTTAAGTCGCTCGTGCTGAACATTAGGCCTCTCCACCAAGAAGTTTGGTGAGGTTGGCATTCGAACTAGCCGTAAGGTTGTTCGTAAAACCAACGATCGCCGCCAGCAGGTCTGCCGGGGTAAAACCCTGGACAGGCTGGTTCACTACGAGACGGATCGTGGCCGAAACGGGCACGTTATCCGCCGGACGCAGTGGATCGCTGACATACTTCTTGATCGTAATTCCGATAGTGCGAGACGTACGCAAGCGCGAAGGCGCATGACGTACATCCATCACTAGACTGCCGTCAGAGGTTGCGAAACCTCCAACGCCAATGCCACTACCAGTTCGCGGAAGCGAATTGGCAGTGCCAGAAATCGTGATGGACTGGGGATCGGCGAAAGCCATGTGAATCTCCGTTGTTTTAAATAACAACTCACTGACGATCTGTCAGTAAGGATTTACACCCCGCTTGCATTATGTGCAGCGAAGTCCCAGGTTTCTATCCTGCGTTTTACAGGTACCTGAGTTGATGCTCCCCTGAGGTCATACCCAGGGAAGCAAGGATGGCCCACTGAATAGGCGAAAATGCCTGTTCGCTAAGGCCGAATCCGTAAGGTGTGCTTCGAATTCGTACTTTCCGGGTAATAACCCCGTCAGTGCGAATGTCTCTGTAGACTGTCCCCGCATTATCGCGGAAATGGTCCACAGTCAGACTGGTCTTCATGACGCTTTCGCGCATGAGGTAGCCATATCTGAGCACAAGAGACTTGTCATTGATTCGCGACATCAGGGAGATACAATCCCCCAGATTAGCAAGCCAATCGACGAGCCACGTCCATGGTGTTAGTTGCCACAGTGTATTCGCATCAAACGACAACCCCAAAAGGTGTTGGGCGATTTGAAATGCACTGCCTGCTGGACCGAGCTCCTGAAGTAGGGGATCGATATAGTAGGTGAAGGCACCCACAAACCGGTACTTATCAGTAACGGTTTGTTCACGGGAAACTAACAAAAGCTCGTTATGATCACGAATCATGGAGTCCATCCATGAGGTAAAGTTGATAGTTCCAAAACACGTACCAAACGTGCGGAACGCACGACTCTGCCCGCTACGGCTATCTAAAGTCGTAGTGATCGGATCATAATCGAGAGACCGTCTAACCACTCGACCAGCATCACGTTGCCATTGCTCAATCAGTTTTCCAGCATGGATTACTGCTTGAAGCAAGGACATCGCGTCCTGGACTGTGGGTTGTACGCCGAACAGGAAGTTCAAAGTTTCATCACCCACGATGCCCGTGATGGAGCGGTCAGTTATTGGTAACTGACCTTCCTCCACCAAACGAGCATGTCGTGGTGACTGTAGCTTAAACAACTTGTCCAATGCGGCCAACGGCACACGAGGAAGATCCTGCTTGAGCTCACCGAGCGCACGCAGGAGGTTAGTCGGGGATTGATCAGGGGCGGTCTTCGCCATGGCACGAGTGCCATAGGTCAGATCGTCCGGAGAAAATCCGATAATGGACCAATCGAGAAAATCGGGATACAGCGGAGGCCAGTTAAGGTCTCCACCTCCAGTAGTGTCCACGTAAAGCGGACCCTGGTAAAATGCCCCATTATCTCCCCTTAGAGTAACTCGAGGGTGAGTGAAGTAAATTCGCTCATCACGAGTCTCAAAAGGGTGTCCATTATCGAAGGTAGAGTTCTTGAGATTTTCCTGCTGATTCTTATAAATAAGAGCGGAAGGATTAATCTCACCACTACCATCCCTATTACTTCTGAAAGAAGTAGTAGTCTGACGCAATCTATGCTGTCCTATCACTGTAGGCTGAACTCCGGTATATCCGGGGCCTGCCAACAAAGCCCACTGAACCGATGCGTCACTGGCATAATCACCAGTGCCGTACTTGGCTCCTTGAGCTTTTCTCTTGCGAGAAGTGGTAAAATAGCCAGCCATGAAACGTCCTTACGGAAACAACTATAAACCAACTCAAAGGGATGCACTGCATATAAGAGTCGGTAGGTTACGACCATCGTGGAGTGTAAACACCCCGGGAGCCCCTGAAAT